GCAGACCCTGCGGCAATATTAGTCGCTGAGGAATCCCCTAGCGTGTTTGCAATCGTTAAAGCCCCAGCCGTAAAGTTGGCGCTGGTTAATGAGTTCATCCCTGCAATCGCAATATCCATGTATTGCGACAGCCCATTATTAGTTGTATCGCCCCAAGTACCCGACTCCGTACCCGTGACCGGGAGGGGAAGATCTAAAAGGGTTGTGCGGTTAACAGTCATGATTCACCTCAAGTCGAAATCGGTGTCCAGTTGGGAGTCTGGTTGGTATTAATCTCGCTCCAACTAGGCGTTTGATTGCTGCTGATATTTTGCCAGTTTGCTGTCTCTGAGTCATCAATAAGCTCCCAGAGTTTTCTTCCGTCAATACTGTCTGCACCTGTAGCTGTTTCTGTAATAACAGATCCAAATGTAACGTTTGTTGCAACCTCATCAGATCCTGTCGCGGACTCTGAAATGCCTGCTGGATACTGCGGCGTTGCGCTAATATCGTCTGCACCAGAGGCAGATTCTGTAATGCTTGATAAAAACTTAGCAAATGCTTCGGTTGCGTCTGTGGCTGTGCTGGTTTCTGATACGGATGAACCAAACTGTGCAAGCGATGAAATGCTGTCTGCACCTGTGGCTGACTCTGAAATGCTGGAGGCAAAGTTAACCGCTGCGGCTGTTGAATCCGTACCTGTTGCTGATTCTGAGATAATGCGATCATAAACCGAGTCTCCCCAGCCAGCCTGTCCCCACGCGCCGGACCCCCAGCCGCCTTCAGCCATTGTTATGCCGATAGGCTAAAGGTATAAGTCACAAGCACTACGTCACCTGAGACTGTCGCACGATCACCGGGGGAATTAAAATCCTTGGCAGAAAATAACGTACCTGTTGTACCGCCTTTGGTGTTATCGCTTGTAAGAAACGCGCCGCCAACCGTTACCGTAGCATTCATGGTGAACTGGGCTTTACTGGCTGAATTGGTTACAACCGAAGGATTAGCCGTTGTCGCAGCAACAAAAGTTGCCGCAGGGCGCGTCGCTTCTGTGTAATCCGTAACCTCTGTCCATCCACCATGAGAAGACATCGTATCCCCAGCAGCGGGGTCGTTGCTTGATGCCGCACCGTAAAGACCCAGATACCAAGACGTAATACGCGCTGTAGATCCGTCAAGTGCCGTACCAGCCATGTACTGAAGACCCTCATTAACGACAAGATTTTTTGAGTCATCAACCCATTTAAGTTTGCCGTCTTTGTCATAACACTCAATCACAAACCGACCTGTGGCTTTTACTCCCTCAGACGATCCGGGGCTGGTGATTAACCCGCTAGCGATTGTGTCTGTTGCTTTGGCTTTAAGTTCCATTATGTAATCCTTAAAACAGAATCAGTCGCGCCCATTGGAGGGAAAGTTATTACAAGATTAGACGCAGTTTTATTAATTGTGCTGCCAAAACTTAATACACAAACCGCACGATCACCGTTGGTAGCATTGTAAATCAACGCCCCTGCACAGGAAAGCGTTACGTTGGTAAACGTAGCGTCGTCGAAAGACCAATAGCCTGTAGTACCTGAAGAAAGGGGCGTGATGTTTGTGAGCGCAATCCCCCCAGCCGAATAATTGGTTCCACTGGCTTCACCCGTGGATGTGTAGGCGGTGGTATCTGCACCGAGATTGGCAGTTGCGACGTACAAGGCGATTTTAAATACATCTCCCGTTGTCCTTGTAAAGTTGTGCAAGCCTTGGGCAACTTCAGCCTTAAAACTTGTACACATCGTTTGATAAATTGCCATATCAGGTTACCGCCTGCCTGTACTGCCCCGAACGATAAGCATCCTGACGCTCTAAACCATCTGCCAGACGTTTTGCAAGGGCTACGGCTTCAGTATATTTAGCGTCAATTCCTGCCATTTGCTCTGGCCCTGCTTTAATAAAGACATAACCTTCTCGCAGCGCACCATACAAAAGAACCGAATCAAAGTTATCACCAAGCCACGTCGTCCCGGCAGTTACAATTGATTCTGGGTAATAGTAATAATGAAGCTCTACGGTATAAATAGCGTCAGGCGTGGGGCCGAGAATAAAACTTAACTCATTACTAATAACGCCACCCGTTACTGTAGGGCCAAAAATAGCGTAGTGCCGTGGACGCCCTGTATTACCTGAACCTGTCGGCACAGGATAAGCCTCACGAATAAAATTCACATCTTTATTTAACAAGTAATGGTAACGCCCATCCGCATCAATAACAGCAAGACTATAAGGCGATAAAAAATCAGGAGGGCATTCAAGGTATCTATTATTTGTTGCCGTAACACCCGTCATGTTTTTACGGATTGAAGGGAACTGCATGGAGTTATAAATACGCTGCTCAGCTTGCTGAACAAATGTCGCAAGCTGGTCGTCCGAACTCCAAACCGTGCTGGAATCCGTGAAGTTGATCGTGGGAAAATCGTTCTCGACGTAACCCCTGATCGCCTTCTTTAACTCCGTATAGTTCACGCCATTGGCCCCCTAGCCATTACGCCTTTGGTTGCACACCCAGTACCGCGAATCTTAATGCCGGAAGTCTTAGGCTTGGCATCCGTAGACTTTGGAGTCGGTGCTGGCTTAGGCTTGTTTACATTTTTCTTTTCCATTATCGCCCCCGTACAGCGTTCTTTTGGTTAGCAATCTTGGCAAGGTTGCGCCCCATCTTCAGCATGTTTGCGTTGGTCTTGCCACCCTTGGCAAGTTTGGTCAGTGGCGCACCTTTGTGCTTGGCTTTCTCATGCTTGTGCACTGCACCAGCGATCATTTTCTTGTCTTGCGCTAAATCTTTCTTATCCATCATTTACTCCTAAGAAACAGTTACTGAATTAACAGCACCAACGCCAACTAAATCATTGGGAGTTAGCGCAGCGTCAAACGATCTTGAACCGCCAACAGGATACCAACCCCATTGAATAATTCGACTACCCATTGTAATCGTACCTAGCTCGTCAATGCTAGAGTCATCATTCACAGGCTTAATCTGCAAACCATTAAACCCAGCCTGACGGTACGAATTAGAATCAACTCGGGGGTTACGTATGGCTTGCGGGTCATACACCGGATACATACCAAGCTGAAGTTGCGGTTGATCTTTTTCCCAACACTCTGGACAGACAAGAATGTTTACGTTCTTAGTCTTAATCACCAACGACTTTAACTGCTTCAGTTTAAAGCGAAAGTTACACCTATCGCATTGTGCAATGGCCCATTTACCAGAGGCAAACTGATTAGGCATCAGAAGCTCCCAGTATTGCCCAGATACATCCTGCGGGGTACAAAACGAACAGCAGCCTTCTCACGGTCCTCACCAGCAGCAAAATTCCACTGCTCTTCATAAGCAGCTTTGAGCAGGGGGATACGTTCTTGCCCCTCTGGAATCTTCATAGCTATGTAATACGCCAACCCTGCGGTAATACAAGGAAGGAACCTAAATGGCATATCCTGAGTTTGAATACCATCCCCAGCGTTCTGAATGCGCCTCATACGCCAATAAATTACTTGGTAATACGGTGAAGCTAGCGTCCCTTGGTCAGGGACAGGCCAAACTGTGATCTGGGGGTATGCGGTTTGTCCGGGTTCGTATGCGCTTGTTGCTGGGTAGGTTGCCCCAGAGTTGCGGCTGATGTAAATCTGTATCGGTCGTGCTTGAGCCAGTTTGTTTGGGATTGTGGCGTAGGTGGAGACACTAATCCTTGTAAGTGTGAGGTCAGCTTGCGTTGAAACATTACCTGCACCCGTCCTTATAACGTGTTCAAGCAAGTCAATTGTGTCGTTGGGTAAGTCGTATGTGGCAGTGCCTTGGGCTAAATTAATCGTGCCCTGCTCAATCGTCCACATATTGATGCCACGATTTGCCCACTCAATGGTTAGTAGGTTCATTGAACGACGTGCAGTACGCAGGTCATAACCCGAACGCATCTCGCGCCCAGCCCGCTCAAAAGCTTCTTCAGCTATGTCGGTGAACTCAAGATTAAAGTCGGTTGAGCCGCTCGTGGTCATCTAAATCTCGCAGTTTTAGCGGCAATTTTTGCCGGTTGCTTAACAAACTGTTTTCCTGCGCTTTTTCCAGCTCGTTTTGCCTTTGTCGTTGCAGCATATTCTGAAGGTGTAAGAGACTTAATTGCCGCCTCCGGGAGGTATCGTTCGCCAGTTTTGCTAGACGGTTTACCACTTTTTGTCCGCCACTTCTGGTCGCCCCAATTCTTCAGACTTTGCTGCGGCGCTTTCAATCTCGGTAGCCCCCACCAGCGGCTTTGTACTTTTTAGCTACTAATTGTGCCTTCCTCGCGGACCAAAGTCCTGCCCCTGTGCCATGAGTGTCTGCGGCTTTGACTTGGGCGACAATGCGTTTACGAAGTTCAGGTTTGGTGTAATTGCCCGCTTCGTTTACTTTGCCGCCTTCAGCATACTGCTCAAAGTCAGTATCATCCCGCCTCGCTTTACGCTTAGCGGAAGGCATTTTGGAGGGCATGATAGCCCCCATACCGCGAGATGCCATCAATTTAGCAACTCCCGCCCTTCATATAACCGCCTTTTTTCATAGCAGTCATCTTGCCGCTACCAGCCATCTTGATCTGCGTACCTTTGGTCTTGCCTTTCATAGCAACACCATCACGACTAGGAGCTGCGGTCTTCACTGCACCCATTTTGGTTGGGGCTACGCCACCACCTTTAGCCATCTTTTTCATCGTAAATTCCTTTCCAACGGATTGAGGGACATCAACTTTCTTTGCGAACTTCGGATTGTTCGCTACTGCTTGCATAAACTTCTCTTGTTTTGCGCTAACTGCTGGCATCACTATCCTTTCTTTGCGAGGGCATCAATTTTTGCTTCAAGCCTTTCAAAGCCTGTATCAAAGCGTTCCATAATCTTCTCAAGGTCTTGCCTAACTTCTGCACGAGTGATGTGATCACGAGCGATTTCCTCCCTCGTTTTGTTCAGTAGAATTTGGATGCGCTGCTGTTCCTCATGCGAGTTTTTGAGCATAAACATCACCAACCCTACTAAAATAGACGTAATGAGATTCCAAAGAATAATCGGGTCCATTTAGCACTTCCATGCTCTCAACGACTTATTAATGCGGCTGTTAGGGTCGTTGGCAGTTTTAGAAGAGGTAAGTTTCTTCTTCATGCCTTCCATTCGGGCGCAGAATGACTTCTTTCTAGGCCCGCCCTCTGGCTGCGGGGCTTTGAGTCCGGGCTTCCCCGGATTGGCTGCGTTGTACGAAGCTCTACCCTTGGCGTTCAAACCACCTTTAGGATTTTTGCCTTCTTTGCGCTGCCAAGCTGGGGTTTTTGCCATATCATCACCCGCATATCAATGTAACCGCAGTGACATTTGTGACCGCCACGGTTGCAAGATCATTGGTTTTGTAGGTTGTGCGAATACCTTCCGCTGCC